GAGACCCCGAATCGTCCTGCGCCAGGCCGATACACACCCGTGTTGGTCTCAGATGCAAAGTTCAGGCTTGGAGACCCTGATGTTCCATCGGACAAAGACAGAGATGTTGCACCTGCCTGAACGGTGTTGGCGTTGTAGAAGTTAATGCCATCGCAGACGACGGTTGCCTGGCCACCAGAGGGAATCGTGGTGCTTGCCGCTCCAACTTGACCAGTGGTCACTGTAAGCGTGAAGCCGCCCGCAACCGTCTGGTTGGAGATCACATACAGGTTGGCCACAGGCGGATACGTCACCGTGACGTTTGAGGCCAATGTGCCCGTGTAGATCTGGATGGTGTTCGACGCCTCGTTGGCCGTCAGGACGTACGGGCCACCAGTAACTGGCTTGGTCAGGACGTTGAACTGGAAGTCAGAACTCTGGCCATATCCAACCGTGATGAAGGCCGTTCCGGTACAGACGATGAAGGCCGACTCGCCGGGAGCAAAGGCTTTTGTAACGCCGCCATCGAACAGTTCCGAACTGGTGGTTCCGATCGTGACCGTTCCAGAACCATTGTTCTTGAACAGTGTGAACCAGTTGTCACCAAGGCTTACAGCGTTGGGCAGCGTGGCCGTGGTAGCCCCGCCCGTCCAGACATAGGTCTGTGCCCTGTCAGCACTTGCGAAGGTATATGCGGCGATCAGGGAGAGCGTCGGATGGCTCTGGTTCAGGGTAGAGCCGATGGCCAGAAGGCCATTACCTGCCAAGGAAGCCGCATCGGCCGCAGATGTACCAGTTCCGAAGGCGATGTTGCCCCAGGTTCCGGCTTCCGTGGCGTTGGTGGTGACGTAGATGTACTTCGCTTCACCCGCGGCGATCGTGATGATCGTATTGACGCCGCCGAAGGTTCTGACCGTGAACGAGTTCGCCCCGACGTTGCGGATCAAGGCATCGTTGCCGACCGAAGTCTGGTTCGCAGGCGGCATCCACAGAGCCAAGCCACCCGTGGTGGCCGTGACGTTCATGATCCGCGCAGCGACATCGTCTGTTGCGTTGCCGTTGATCGGCCACTGCAGTTGAGTGTTGGCCGACAGCGTGATCGCCCGGAAGGCAACATCCGTCGGTTGAATGACGTTGCCGGTGAAGGGTGAGTTGTAACTCATGGTCAATCCTTAACTGTCGATGGCCACAGCCTGACGATCGGCAACGCGCAACTTGTCTTCGCTGATGAGCGTTTGCATGATTGCGTCGTACTGCTGCTGCCACATCGGCATCCGCTCGTCGTTCTTCAGGAACGGCATGGCTTGCAAAAGAGAGCCATACAAGAGGGCCTGGGGAGCGTAGATCGTGAACCAGTTGGTTTGGTTCGTCGCATCCAAGGGCTGAATCCGCTCGTAGTACAGCACCTCGAAGTTGTAGGCGGAATCCGGAGTCGGAGCGACAAGCCAGTGGGTGTAGTCGTAGTCGCAGTAGAACTTCGGGATCAGTTCCTGCGCCGGGTCAGGCCAATACTCCCGCAGGTATTCATACCGACGCAGAAGAACTGGGTAACGCTTGCCCGCAACGGTGATATTCATCGAAACCGTCTTGTGCCACCGGGCGGGTTTGTCGATGATATTGGTGCCCTGCACCATCGTGCTTTGCTGAACCGTCAGGTTGCCCAGAAACTTGATCTGGGAGGCAATAACCTGCTCGGCAAGCATGATGAAGGTGGGAATCTTGTCGATCGTGGCCTGATCGGTACGCTCTAGGTAGGACTGGATGTCCGCAACCAGAGAGGTATATGTCATCGTGACTGCCATCACCACACCTTCTTCTTGATTGACTCGGGTTGCGGAACGAACTGCTTGCCTTGCCTAGTTCCTTCGCGCTTGGCTCGGGTTGTCGCCGCATACTCCGCCGAGGATAGTTTCTCCCGAGCAGTCTTGGGCAGATACCTTTCGCCAGTCGCCTCAGGGCCTTGAGTGGAGGGCTTCCCGGACTTAGTTCCCCAGTCCTCTTTAGTCCACTTTGAGAGTGAATTATCGGCACTTTTTGGCCCCTTGTAACCCCCTCCAGAGCCTTTGTATCTCTGGGTGGCCAGTTGAGCCTTGCGGGCGCTCCACTGACCCGGTTTTCCGCCCTTGTCGGAGGCTTTGACCGAAGCGACAATCCGCTTCCACTTCTCAGGGTTGGTTTTGACCGCAGAACTCATGAGTGCTCCTCAGGACAGGAAAAGGGCAATCTCGGCTTCCCGGCGCTTGACCAGACCCGGCAGGACTTTGCCGCCACCCATCGTCCACTGGCGGAAGGCGTCTGCTGCCCCACCCCAGTCGTCCCGGTTGGCCCTCATCCTGATCTGGCTGCGCTGAAGGTTGCCTAGCCCTGCATTGAAGGCAAAACTGACCAGAGCGTCAAAAGAGCCTTGACGGCCAGATACGCCGGGAACAAGTCGAAGAACACCACGTTCAAAAGTCCCGACATCATCACGGAATAGTTCGTCGATCTCCGTCTTAGTCCAGACACGGCTGTCCTCCGGCTTCAGGGGGAACTCGTTGCGGAGCATCCCGGTGTAGCCTTCCTTGCGGATGACCGGGAGCCTGATCTGCTCTTGGTACAGGACGTGGCCGTAGCCAATCGTCCAGATGTGGGCAGGGCAAAGGTAGGGTTTACTCCTAAAGCCCTCATACTTGTGCATGAGAGCCTCGCCCGCCTTGCTCAGTTTCACTTCTTACTCCACTGGCGAGAACCGAACCAGTAGCCGATGATGCCCCCAAGGATGGCCATCTCGTCGGCAGAGAAGATCAGGTCAGAGTACAGAATGATGTCGTCCATGCTCTGGATAAGCGTCGGGTGGTTCCACAGATACCACGCCATGAAGGCGTTGATGGCCACCAACTCAAACACGAAAATGTAGGTCACCGTGGGGCGAACGGTGCCGGTGTAGTTCACCACCCACCGGGAAGCCTTGTCCATGATCTTCTGATCGTGCGCCAGAGCCGCCTCGGTCATCCGGGCGTCAGTCTCCATCGCAACCTGCTCGGTGCGAATCTCCTCCATCCGGGCCTGGGCGGCAAAGCCTGCTGCGGCTAGTTGGAGTTCCCGCTCGGTCTGCACCTGAGCCAGACGCAGTTCATGTGCTTGGTCTGCCTTGTTCTGAAAGTACTCAAGCAGTTTGGGCAGGCCGGAAAGCAGCAGACCGCCGAGAGTGGAGAGAAGCGACAGCATTTAAGCCCCCAGTGCAAAGAGGAATAGAAGCACCCCGGCTGCGCCCACGCCGATGGAGGCGTAAAACAGACTTAGGGTAACGGCAAGGATGGCGGCAGAGGATAGAACGATAGCCAGTTGCAGCGCCATGCCGGAATAGGAGTAGTAGGAAGACTTAGCCTTGGCTGCATCCCGTTTGGCTTCAGCAGCGCGGGCCTTCTCCATGATCTCGTCCATATCGGCGCGTTGCTTGACGGCCTTCTGTTCATGGTTGGTGACCTCGTAGATGGTCGCCCGGACGTTCTTGGCCTGATACCACGCCCACAGGTTGTTGGACTCTATGGTTCCATTGAGAACCGCAGAGGAGTTCCTTCCGGCAAAGTAATTTGTAACAGCAAGGAGTAGAGCAAGCAGGCTAATAGAAACCGCAGCAAGAGCCTTGACATGGGCTTCCCTCTCTGACCGGCTTGCGCCTTCCGGCGGCTTCCTGAAACTCATTGCTGTACCTTGTCGAGTAAGTAGTAGCCAACCGCAATCAGGGCGACTGCCACGAAAGCAATTGCTGCCCCGTACTTGGCGTTGAGCATGAACTCCTGCTGCCGCAGGCGATGCTCACGCTCCTTCTTCTCGCGCTCCTTCTTCAGCCGGATGCGCTCCATGATCATCTCGTTGTAGACGTTCTCACCGTAGTGAGCGACGATCAGAATCTTCAGTTCGTACTCCTGCTTGATCAGTGCCTGCTTGTGCATCGTGATCTGCAAGGCTTCGTTCTCAATGCTGTCGTCATGCAGCAGCCGTTTGAAGACCGAAGGCTTCTTGTTGGCCTTCTCGTTGGCAAGACGGTTGAAGTCCCCGAAAGCGCCATACCACTTACCGATCTGACCGGCAACGTCCTGAATCTCGCGCCCAGTGGCGACAAGTTTCTTGACCGCACCGAAGGCGGCATTCGCTGCTGAGACTGCCGCAAGAATGCCGGTGATCGGTTCCATCTACAGCCCGAAGAACTTCTTGACCACCTCTGCCATTGCGCCAGGGCCGAGCAGAACCGCGCCCAGAGTGATGTACAGCCAGACTTCGATGTTTCGCATCCGCTTGCTGCCATCATCAAGGCGCTTTTCAATCGCCTCGTACCTCTGGGCGCAGACGGCCTCATGCACCGCTACGCGCACTTCAACCGATTCTTCCATGATTAGTCGAAACCTCTCAGAGTCTTGGCCAAGGTCTTGCGCTTCTTCATCAGAGGAGAGTCAGACTCCTTGACCGCCAACTTCTTGGC